TGGGAAGGATTATGAATTTAATCCAGAGAAATATAGTTTACCCTTTTTCCCTATGGCTGTTCGTAATCTTAATAACTCGCGTAATAAGGTTGCGAAGGTCTTTCGGCCTGTTCCGGTTTTGGTGAATTACACGTTGACTGTGGTTACTGAGTCGAAACGTGATATGGGTACGATTCAGACTCATTTGATGCGTCGGTTCAATCCTTATGCTGAATTGATGGTCGATGATGGGAGAATTAGTGGTGCTGTTCAATTGCATTATAAAGGTGCAAATACTACTACTGAGTTGGAAGTTCCTTTTGATCAGGACCAAGTAAATACCTGGGAATTGAATTTTCAAGCTGAGACTTGGATTCCTTTGCCAGAGCTTGTTACGCCTACTGTTCGCGGTACGATTGCCGTTTGGAAAGAAAGCTGCACGAGCACAGTTGATCTAAACATTCCTCCGTTCTTAGAAGCCGGGGCTTAAAAATGAAATTATACCTCATCAGTGAAGCCACGGTAGATCAGGTTCAACGGAAGATCCCGACATGGGCTAAGAAATATTTCGACGGCGACGAACAGAAAGCTGCCGATCTTCTTCCAGATATTATCGCTTCTGATCCAACACGAGGAAAGTATTCTGAGTGGTTGGTTAAACAGTGGAAAGACAAAACCGCAAGATTTCCTGAAGATAACGAGAAACTTTTGAAGAATCTGACCCTTTTTCATCAGAAGAAGTCTAAGCTCGACGAGAAAGATATCGGTCGATATACCCCAGGGTCTCTGGCTAAGGCGTTGGATCAACAGTTTAGTCTAACTAATTCTGAAAGAAGGGATGCTAGGAAGGGTGGAATGCAACTGCCGCCTGGGGCGAAGCTAGTTCTAACAAAAGGTAAACACAAAGTTGTTGAAATTACTGACGCCAAGGCTTCTTCTCTACTCTGTTCTGGGACTGCGTGGTGTGTAGCTAATATTTATACTGCTGAAGAATATTTAAATGACGGTTCGCTATTCTTGGTTTATGAGAATAATGAGAGGAAATATCTTATTCATTATGATAGCGATCAATTTATGGATATTTACGATAATGAGGTAGAACCAGAGATAAAGTTTAAGTTGGTGGACCTATTAGAACAAATTACTGGTATTAATAAGAACAACGACGCTTCCCTGGCCTTTAATTATGCTGTATCTATTATTGGGGGTCGTTGGCCAGAGGGAGAGACTGCTATAAGTAAAAACCCAGAGTCCGCCTTTAATTATGCTAAAAATGTTATTGGGGGTCGTTGGCCAGAGGGAGAGGCTGCTATAAGCAAATATTCAGATTCTGCCTTTGGTTATGCTAAAAACATTATTGGGGGTCGTTTTCCTGAGGGAGAGACTGCTATGAGCAAAGACCCACATCTGTTAAAATTATATCAAGAGATTGTCAACCAAGATGGTTCATGAATCTCAAAGAAGAGTGTCTAATTGTTTGATTGTGTTGTGGATGCGAATAACATAGTTAAATAGTCAGATGCTTTGTCAAGATTAAATATTATTGGGAAAGAAAATTGTTTAATTTTTATCGATCTAAACATTCCTCCGTTTCTAGAAGCCGGGACCTAAGATGGCCAACATCAAATCAAAGACAAAAGCACGTGCAAAAGATATTAAGCGTGCTAGGACTAATGAGCATAATCCTATTCGGATTATCAACTGTTCCAATCAAATGATCCCTGTGCAATTGAGTGCAGAGGGCGAAGACTTTTTTCGTGGACAACAGCAGATACAATTGCAATCAGGTAAAGATGTACTGATTGATGAGAAATATCTGATTAAGGGGCAGGCCGAAAACTTGCAACAACGCGGTTTGTTAAAACTAATAAAACCAACTGTCAGCGAGTGATATTCGCCTTCAATAGAATACGCTCCGTTCTAGCAAAATTACCTTTGAAACATCTAATAATTGCGGAGCTTTGAAACAATGCCAACTTACTTGAGCCCCGGCGTCTACTCAAGAGTGGTCGAAATCGCTCAGCTGCCTAACGCAGCTGGTCCTCTTCGTCCCGGCTTTATTGGTACCGCCCAAAAAGGCCCAGTGAACACGCCAGTATTAATCACTAATGCTCAGCAGTTCATTGATGTCTTTGGAGAGCCCTTCCCCAACAGCTATCTTGGATACGCAGTCCTGGCTTACCTTGAAGAAGGAAACCAAGCCTACGTGCTTCGAATCGGTGTTGAGTGCGAAGAAGGCCAACCAGCTTCTTTGAATGAAGTCTGCATCGACACAAGCGGTTCCCGAATCGAAGGTTGGGGCCGTGTCCCAGTCTTCTCCGGAATCGATGTCGGTCGTTTGACACTGCGTGGTATTGGCAACGGTGCCAACGACAACCCACCACCAGTCTCATTCCACCCGTCCAGCATTTTCAACATCAACTATACTGATGCTAGCCTCAGCTCCACCAATGGTGCGACTGCTGCTACTCTTGGTATTCTTGGGAATTACACTGGCGATATCGACGACTCCTTCACACTCGTCGTCAACAGCGAACCAGACCTCTCTTCAGGAGCAGGCATCGGTGGTTCCGAATTCCAGATCATCCGAAACAGCGACGGTGAAGTGCTCGTGGACGACGTAATCGTCGACCCAAGTGCTAACAACGTCTCGAACTACATCACTATTCCAGACGCTGGATTCAGTGTTCGAGTTCAACTGACTTCAGGCGAACTTGATGTCGGTGACACATTCACATGGAATGTCGAGCCCGATAACCGATCCTTCGCTGTAGCAGTCGAAGGGGCAACGACTCCTAACGTGTACCAAATGCCAACGGCAACGTACACCAGCGTTAATGCTTTCGTCAACGCCGCAAACGCCCTGTTGGTTTCAGAAGATTACATCTTCGTCAACACGGTGCTCGAAGGTGTTGAGACAGCAGAAATCGTCTCGGTCACTGAAGGCGAGAGACTTCAACTGACAGCGACCAACGCTTTTGCTTTGGAAGTCGACACGCAACAATTCGCTTGGGATATCCCACGTGCATTCTTGCTCGGCCTTGATCCAGGTCCTCACATCTTCAGCTCGCAGAACAACCGAGTTCTGTTGAACGTGATCGGCGAAAATGACACCCAACAAATCGGTGTCTCGGTCGCAGCTGGTAACAACATTACCACTGCCTCGATCGTCGGAACAATCGACGGAGCTGGAACAAACGGTGGTGAAGTCTACTACGAAGCAATCGAATTGACAGTACCCGGTGGAACAACCCACTTGGTCATCATCGCTTCCGAAGACCACCAGTACGATACTCTTGAGCTTGAAGCCAACTTCAGTAATATTAAGGTTCTACGATTCGCTGATGAGGTTGATATTCTCAATCCTTATCGCCGAAGCTACCGTGGTTTCTTCGACAGCCGATTGTCGCTGCCAGCTCCTGGTCAGAACAACCCTGCCAACCCGCTTTCCTGCGAAAACAACCCGTTATCAGCGGCTTGTGTCTCGGACACGAACTACTTCCAAAACATCGTTGGATGGTTCGTCACTCCAAGTGCCGGAACATGGGCAGATGACGTCACAGTTCAGCTCTCCCTCTTCACCGAGGGTGTGGGTGACATCGCTGGCCGTTACAAGTTGATTGTTCTTGGTCGTGAAGGAGAAATCCTTGAACGAGTCGAAGACTTCACATTCGACAAGAACGACAGCAACTACGTCGCTAACCTGATTAACCCAGGTTCCAGCGGTGGCGGTCTTCGCGGAAACCTCTACGTTCATTGGGAAGAGCGTCCCGGCTTCTTGAACAATGATCCAAACTTGTCGACTTACGAAATTCGTCAGCCTTCGCAGTTTGCTTCTCGTCAGTACACTGGTGGTGCCAATGGTATCCCAACTGACCCAAGCTTCTCGAATTTGCTGGATGCTGCCGTTATCGGTAGTCCTCAGCTTGCGACTGGTTTGTATGCCTTCGAGAACCCAGAGGGGTTGGAAGTCGATGTGCTCGCTACTCCAGGATTCAGTTCTGGTGCGGTGATTGGTACTGCGATTCAAATCGTCTCGGGCCGTGGTGACTCAGTCTACCTCGTCGATCCTCCGTTCGGGCTTCGCCCACAACAAACGGTCGATTGGCACAATGGTATGCTCTTGAGCGATCTGCAGCAAGCGATCAACACGAGCTATGCTGGTCTTTACACTGGTTGGTTGCTGGTCTTCGATCAGTTCTCTGGTCAGAACATTTGGATTCCACCATCCGGCCACATTTCCGCTGTCTTCAGCCGCAGTGCTCGTGAAGGTGATCCGTGGTCGGCTCCTGCCGGTCTTCGTCGTGGTCGGCTCTTGAGCCCAATCGCGGTCGAATACTCGCCAACTCAAGGTGAACGTGATTTGCTCTACGGATCGGGCAACAGCGTTAACCCAATTGTGAATTTCACTCAAGAAGGACTGACCGTCTGGGGCAACCGAACGTTGCAACGTGGTGAGTCTCCTTTGAGTCGGATGGACGTCCGGTTGCTCGTGAACCGCGTACGACGTGGCTTGGCTCAGTTGCTCCGCAACTTTGTCTTTGAGCCCAACGATCGTGTTTTGTGGTCGCAGGTTCGGGCTTCGATCAATCCGTTCTTGAGTGATATTCAGTCTCGTCGCGGTTTGGTTGAGTTTGTTGTGATCGTGGATGAGAACAACAATACTCCTGAGCGAATTGATCGTGGTGAGCTTTGGGTTTCGGTGATTTTGGTACCGCAACGCTCGGCTGAGATCGTCGTGCTCAATATTGGTGTTACTCGTCAGAGCGTTAGCTTGACTTCGGAAGAAGTCTTGTCGGCTGTTGGCGTTATGAATGGTGGTTAATCGTTAGAGCGATTGTCGTCAATGGGGAGCCCCTAGAAGGCTCCCCATTGGTGTATTTTGGGGGTCACCCCTTCTTTAACATGGGGTGTTGGCGGTGTGGTCAACGCCCCATTTTTGTATTCTTTCCAAACATATTATACTTGGGGAGACATGCTATGGATATTTTCATGACAGTTGAGTCTCTTGACTCGAAACACCGCACCCAGTTTGAACCTATATTACGATCTTGTATCGATGAGACTCAAATCGATCTTGAGCAGAGTATCCCACATTATCTTTATAGTCTTGGGCAGAGTGGTGGGATTATAGGGTTCAATATTTATGGTGATCCTATTGGTTATGTTCTTTATAATCGGCAGCAGAATAAGCCGGTTCTTTTGATGCA